CTTCCATTTAATCGCCCTCTTCCATAAAATAGTCAAAAAAAATATGGGAAGAATACATTATTAATATACTCTCCCCATTTGGAATAATCACTTTAATCTAAATCATCATTATAACTAATTACGCAAGACCTGCGGTTTCAATAACTTTCATTTCCCAAAGCGTATCGTCTGTACAGCTAGCTTTCAATGCCTCGAACGAAACGTTGAAGGAAGCCGGGTCTCCATCAGAAGCCAAGTCCATAGAGAATTCGCCTTTAAGTTTAGCTTTAGGGACAATAATAACTGCCGGATATTCTACACCAGAACAAGCATCTTGAACAAGAGAAACTAATTCAAGTTTAACAATCTTAGAGAAAGAACCTGCTTTGTTCGAGATAGTCGTAGCGGTTGCAGAAGTCGTAACATTGTAAGCAACAGCAATTTTAGTTCCGGCCGGAAGGTCTCCTGTGAAGAAAGCAATTGCTTTTGTTCCACTTGTGTAAGTGAATTTTTTCGTAGTTACTGTACCAGTCATTTGTGTGTACTCTTCGCCAAAAGAACCGTCTACGTTATAAACATAGATAGTGCCAATTTCAGCACCAGCTGTTCCAGCAGCCGTATAAGTAGTTGTTGCAGCATTTGTTCCTACGGTTAGGATTTCAAACCAAGGATAAGTTGTAACGCCAGTTACAGCGTCAGTACCGCCAATCATACCAATCATATCATTGTAGAATACAGCGGCACTAGCTTCTCCTGTCATTCTTTTGGAGTGAGAGTGACCAGTAATGTAAGCATTACCAGCACCACCCATAGAATATACGTCTTCTTGAGCGTTTTGGATGTTACATGTCTTTAAGTCGTTTACAAAAGACAGAAGTTTGTTTGTTGAGACATCTTTAACACGCATGTCAAAAATTCTCTGGATAACCCATTTATTAGAGAGTTGAGCCATTTTTTATTTCCTCCTATAAGTTATTGATAAGCGAATGTTTTGTTTCCAAAACATCATTCTTTATATTATTAAAATCCCAACTAAGGGAATTTCAATTCATTTAATTTATCTATTTGATTTTTGCAGACCAATGTATCTTATTAAAATTCACATCTTTAGTTGAAATATTTCCAGTGAAATATCCTTGCATAGTTTGTGCATAATTAAAAAGCTTTTCAACAGTTAAATAACCACTGTATATTTGATATGGCGTTAAACTCCAAATAGATTCTTGCGTTTCGCTACAATTCTCAGACCATAATAAAGATGTTATAATCGAATAAATATCATTGTCAATTCCTTCTGCTGATTTCCTAGCCATATCCCTTTTGATAAGTTCTTTAGCATATTCGTTAGAAGCAATTCTGCGTTTCTGAGGTTTGATATAATACATCTTCATCAAAACTGATTTCAAATAATGTATATTATCTCTTCCAATATATCCACCAGTTTTATTGTTATAAAACACAATATTATTGATTGGATACTTTTCTTCCTCATTTCCGACAAGTTGCCTTATCTCAAACTCGGCATCAAACATAAGATTCATAACTTTAATCGTCATTTCTGTTTCTGTATACTCAACTTCATCAAACTTTAACTTTGACTCATTGCATGACAACATTACGAATAGATGAAAATAAGTTACGTCCTCATATTTTATTCCAAAATCTTCTAAATGATATTCAAATTCATATGGTTCTTTTGTAGCACAAGTTATAACTTTATTATAATTACTATATCCAACCTTTTCCTCAATTTCGTCCATCGAATGATGATGAAAGTAAATCCCATCAACAATCTTAATAGGCTTTCTACGCATGAACTTATAAGTTAAATCACTCATCTACAAGTCGCATTAGAATTATTAGTGAATTTGTACACCAATCTATATCCGTAGAAATAGTCAGAATACATTAATTCTTTAACATCCGTTAACAACACATAATTCATACTGTAGCCTTCTAAGTATTTATTGTTGAGCATTGCATCAATTCGATTAACAATTTCATAAACACGAATTTCCCCATCATCAATCATCCATTTGTTCAAGTGTGTCATTATATCAATGGCAATATACTCATCAGCAAACCCTTTATTCCTATTAGTCAGTTCGGCTTTATACAAGTGAACATTGACAACAGTGGTTTCTTCGGTTTCTGCTGGAGCTTTCTTAGGTAATGGGAATAATTGTTTTAGTAATAGAGTTGAGCGTGTATTTGTAATTGTTGGTTGACTTAGAGGATTTGCTTGGTTATAATAAATTAGCTTGCATAAATCTTGGTTCTTGAGTATTAAGTCGATAATCTTACTAGCAACGTTAGATAATTCACCAAAATATGCCATAGTTTATCACCATAACCCTTTCAGTGTAATATTAATTACCTTAGTTTGAACGCCAGTTGTACACGTAACAGTCAGTTGAGTTGAAGATTTAAGCAAATTCTTCACACTAAAACTATTACCGCTTATATTTGTGAATGTGTAATGAGTGCCATCATTCGCCAATCCAGTTAAGGCATAGGTGAATGTTGCAGGTTGTAATACATTAAGTGCATATAATCCTACAGTATAAACTTGGGTATCACCCTCAAATATTTCTTCTAAATAAGGTGTAATCCTAATCTCGTTTGGAACAGTAGGAACAATACCTGTTTCTGGTCGATTGTAAGCGTTAGCGATATTGTTTATCAAATCATCGTTAACATCGACAACGACTTCTGTAAAGGTAAAAGTATATAAATTCTCAATTGATTGCTTGTTGATATTATTAACCACATAAGCATATCCGTTGAAAATAAATCTTTGATTAATCTTAATCTTGCTTGATGTTGTATTATCTTGAACCCACGCTTTTAACTCTCCAGATACAATATTCTGCTGTTTATCATAGTCAAAAGTGGTATCACGCAAATCATAGTCAAATACACAAGGTTCTGAATACAGAACATCGTTTTCATCAAACCACTTCATTGTATTATTACATCGTCTAACTTGAACTGAGTTAGTTGGGCTAAGTATATTATCAGCATTAATTCCAAGCCAATAATTGTTAGCAAAACTATAACGATAACCAATTCCAGTTGCATGAGTATTATATTGGAATACCAATTTTTTAAAGTCATCACTCAATCTAGTTCCAGTTTCAGAACGTATTGAACTTTCAACTCTAGCGTCAATATTCGTAAAAGTTTTTGTACCGAATGTTAATTCTTCGCCAATCGTAAATACATTAATTGCATTATCAAATTGGTCATCAATTGTTGCTTGTAAATGTTCTAAGTAGCCATCTTTAGGCGTTGTTGCGATTTCTAGATATGAGTTATAAAATGTTAATGCCATTATCTAGCACCTCGCTTTCATATCTTCGACAATGTTAATGCTTGAAAATACTAACTTTCTAAGCTTTTGATGCTCGTCTTGAGACACCCATAACATTTCTTCAACATAAGCCAACAAGGTTACAAACTCCCTAGTATAGAACAATTTAGTGCTTCCAGATATCTCATATGCAAAGTTTTGAACATATAGCATGAAATTATCATGAGCATCTTCTTTGCTGTAAATTACAATACGAGTTTTATAATCCCTTCCTTCAAACACTGTTAAGGCTTTATAAAGTGAATTAGTTAGATATTTGAAATATTCATCAGCTGTTTCTGGGTCAATTTTTAAGTTATATTTCTTAAACTCATACAATGAAATTACCCCCAATCCAGTCTTGAATTGGAATATTAATCAATCCGTAGTCCATCATTTCTTGGCTAATCTTTTCTCTAACTTCATCCATGGTGCTACGCTTTTCCTTTAAGTTATTAGCCTCGCTTACGCGTTTATAATCCGAGGTACCTCCTTGAAAATATGAGGTTATCTTCGTAGCGTCATAAGTTTCTTTTTCCCACCAAGATAATACTAATAAGTTTGATATAATACTTTTTTCTTTCATATTCAAATCAACCGTAAATGTATTACCAGCTACATTAGTTATTACATCTAAATCATATTTGCAATTTGTAAAATCGGAAAGGTGTTTAAGTAACAATCCCTTCAAATAAGTAGCAAAGTCTGTTTCAGATTGAGCATATAATTTATTCAATTTATAATCAACGATAGACACTAACGCCAAGTCATAAATTTCTTCAAAAGTTGTTGCCAAATATACTCACCGACTTTCTAATCGGTAAAAGAGTCATTAAGACTCTTCAACCGGATTAATAACTTCATCTATCATCTTAGCAATATCTGTGTGATAATTTTTAGACATTAATCTTAATTTATTATAGTCTAATTCTTCTCCACCAACTGCTCTCGCAACAAGCAAAGATACAATCGTTTCTTTCTGCATTTCAGAAGCTTCGCCAAATATCTTGCCAACTTCTGTTGCATCCATATCAAAAAGTGTGTTAATTTCTTCTGCGGTGAGGATTCCTGCTTGCAGTTCCTCAATACCGTTTTTCTTAACCACTATGTCGTCCAAAATAATAAAAGCACCTTTTCTATGAAAAGATTCTTCTGCATTAATAATTGCTGATACATCTTCATAAGCAATGTTTCTAATTTGACCATATTTAGTAAACTTGTACGGCTTACCTCTGCCAAAACCTTCTGTAGACAAGTTAAGCACGTGATTTCTTAATGACATTACCTTAACATATTTGTTAGGGGAAATATCTAAATCATCAACTGTACTTTCAAGTGTTACTGCAACTGGTGCGGTATTTTGCATTTGTGCCATCAATTGACTTACTAAATCTTTTAGCGTATCAACTTCCGAACGTAATTGTTTGTTTTCTAATTCTGCGGTTGTTGTCGTAGTTTTAACATCCTCAACCACTTCTTCTTTAACTGCTTTCTTAACTGCCATTTATTGTTCTCCTTTTAATCATTATAAGCTTTAATAAAAAGGGGATACTTACGTACCCCCATGTTACACTTCTATATTAAGTTTTGAGAGTTTGAAATTAAGATAATGTAATTTTACCAGCAACAGCAGAAGAAACAACAGCAACGCCGTAAGATTTCTTGAATGTAGCTTGTTGAGTTAAATCAGCATTAGCATAAACATCATCGGTGATAGTCATCAAAGCGCCTTCTAAACAAAGTTTAACAGGCTTTCCAGCTGTAGGGGAGATAATATAAAGAGCAGTATCATCCAACAGTAATTTATGAGGAGTCGTCCAGTCAGCAACTTGTCCAAGTTCGATAGCGTCAAAACCAAATGCCGTTCTAACATAACCAACTTTTACAAATTCGCTTTCAATCATGTATCTGTAGTAAGTTCCAGCAGGCAATACTTTAGACAGAGCAAGTTGTGTACCAAGGATAACTGCTTTTTGTCCGCCGTTGTAAGCTGTAACTCTTTGTCCAAGAGAAACTAAATCATCTTGGGTATAGCCAGTGATTTTCAGTTCGCCGTCAGCAGGAGTTGTAGGAAGTGCGTTCATAGCTGTATCAAATGCTGTGTAGATATCAGTAGCCATTTGAGTTTCGATAGAACGAACAGCTTTAATTACGAACTCAGCAAGAGATTCTTGACCAGCAAGGACTCTGTACAGAGAAACGCCAACTGTGATGTTGCGTACTTGAGGAACTACAGTAACTTGACCTTTGAATTGTTTGTGGACTTCGCCATGGCGTTTTCCGAATGTTCCTTTAGAAACAACAAACAAATCTTTAGGCTTAACGTCGAAAGCAAAGCTATCGCCATAAGCGCCAGTTCTTACTTCGGTAATCATACCAAAGTTGGATGCTGTAATAACTTCCGGCAGAATAAGGTCAATCATTGCGCCGATAACTGCAAAGGTTGCCCATTTGAAGTTAGGGTTGTTTGCCATTACTTCCGGTTTGAATTCAGAGAAGTTTACAACATTACCTTGTTTGCAAATTTCAGCAATCAGGTTTTTGTTCATTTCTTCTTCTTTTTCGGCGAAAGTAATAGTGTTGTCATAAGAACCTTTGATATCCATTTTATTTTCAGCCATGTAATGTCTGAAATAATCTTGGAATTGTTCGTAAACTGTGACGTTGCTTTGAGCAAAATTTAATACGTTATATGGAATCTTCATTTATAGTCTAGCCTCCTGTTTTGTTTTTAATTAAATTGCAACTACTTCGAATTGGTAAGCAGTTACTCTACCAGTAGCGCCAAGCGTACCAGTACCGATTGTGATATAGTTAGTAGCAAGAAGCTTCAAAGAAAGACCAGATACAGCCGCAGCCGCCCATGTCAATTTGAATGCGCCATTAGTAGCAACTACAAAAGTGTTAGTGGAAATAGTTCCAGCAACAGCGTCAGCCGTCAATGTGATAACATCGCCAACTTGTGGTTTGATTGCTGTGAATACATTACCAGCAACATTGTAGAAGTTTCTGATGTCCGGGTCAAGACCTTTGTATTGGCTAGTTCCAGAAACAGTTACAACAACTTCTGGTTCGAAAGCCATCCACAGGTTAGTCAAATAGCTAGTTGCCGGAGCGGTAGCTGTCCAAACTTCGCCTTCACCTGCTGTAGCAGATTTAGTTGCTAATTGAAAAACACTACCATTGTCAATATCACTTGCAGATTTTGCATTTCTTACGTAAGCGTCGATATCTTTTGCTACGTATTGATTAGGAATTACGATACCATGTGCCATTATTTATTTTCCTCCATTGTGAAATTATTTTGTTCCCCAAAGACTTTTCTTCTTAGGTGCAACGATGTCATTGCCTAACCCCATTCTAGTAAAAGGCTTGGATTCCTTAGTTTTAACTTTATCTTTTGCAAATGTATATGCTTCGGCTTTAAGTGCATTTGCCCATGCATCTACATTAGAAAATTCAACAACTTTTGCTTTCCACTCTTGAACTTTATCTTCTGGCATATCTGCGGAAACTTCTTGACAAGCGAATTCAATCTTTCTCGTCTTCTCTTCCTCAAATTTGACAGCTTTTTCTTCAAGAATTTCTTCTTCAAACTTAGCGAGTCTAATATTCTCTGCCTCAATTTCGGCAAATTTGGCTTCCATCTCGCACATTTTAGCCTTCATATCATTATAGGCTTCCATGTCAACTTCCGCCATACCCTCGCCACAACCCATCTCGACTTGTTTGTCAATTTCGGTAATGACTTCGTTATTTTCTTCGGTAGCCATTTCTACCTCGCCATCTTCTTTTTCGGATTCTTCATCTTCTTTTTCTTCGACTTCAACTTCTACGACGGTTTCTTCCATCAGTACAGTTTCATCGTTCTTTTCAGCTTCCGTTTCTTCAAATTCGATTACGATTGCTTCATCAATTTTATCATCAGCGTTCAATGTTGTTTTACCCTCCATTCTTTTATCATTTCCAATATTATTAATATCGGCAAATAGCTTTTGTGATTTTTTCCAAAAGTCTTCTCTATTTTTAACATTCTGCCATAAACTGTTTGTATCTTTTATAAAATCGTCAGCAGTAAAGTTGACCATCTTAATTTCGCTACCACTTGCCGAGGGATTAATCCTTTTGCCAAGTACAGTCACACCAGTAAAAATAAATTCAGTAATCCACTCATATCCGTCTTCTCTAATTTCGGTCTTTGTTGCCAAAGCCTCCATAGATACAGCGGCTTGTCCCTTGTGAACATCTCTAAGTGCATTAATTGCCCAAGGCGCATAATGCTTAGAAATAATAGCTTTAGCTTTGATGAAGGTTTCGCCTTCAATCTCGTCATCAACTAATTCAATTTCAAACTCTTTCGGAAAGTAGCCAATTATAAATTGCGCTTTCTCGTGTGCTTTGAAATCATATCCACTAAACCCAGCAACAAGAAACTTATTATGTAAAGTTTCTGCGGCTTGTTTAAGCGATTCTTTTGCAACAGGAAGTTTATGAGTATTCATTCCAGAGCGAACCACTTTAACTTCTGCAATAGCGAGTTGGCTATCGGATATTTCTTTAATATTAATATTATTTTCGTCAATAGAAAATTTTATTACCTTATTTTCCATAATAACCCTCCCACCTAGCAAAAATCTTAAAAATGACGCCAGACTTGCATAATATGTCTTCAACTTCGTGATTATAGGCAAAGTAATAATAATTGTAATCTTTTGATATTGGCTCTATCCCATGCCTAGTCAAGTATCTAGCGCAAAACTTATTGCACTTAATTTCATGTTTTAACCCATGATTTAAAAGATGCATTTTATAATGACAAAGTGTTATTAAATAATACCATGTCGTTGCATAATCTAATTTGCGTAGCAAATTTATTCGCCAAATCTTCCTCTTCAACTTGCTCTGTGAGCAAATCTGCGATAACAGGAAGGTCAATAAACGAACTAGAATCTAATGCAACTCTATAAATATTCTCCAATAACTTTGTCGTACCTACTTCCGTTGTAATGTAAAGTTCGCCAATATCACTTATAGTATTAATTACAACTTGTGGAGCCGGAACTGCGTCAATCAAGACTTTACCATATAATCTATTGTTTAAATGGTCAATCAATTTCTGCGCATGTCCAAGCTCATCTTTTGCTTGCTTAAAGAAAAAATCTGCAATCTTAGTTAATTCTAAATCTTCAAAATATGACGCAATTTGCAAATAAATCGCATTATTATTGCGTTCATGTGTAATTTGTTCATTAATTAACGTATTAAGTTGCTCTGTTAATCTCATTTCATTATTCTCCTTATAAAAATGTGATTAGTCACCAGAATACTCACGGTTAGTGGCTCCAGCGTCCGATAAATCTTCTAAACTCTTTTCTGGTCTTCCACCTTCTTTAGTAGATTGTTGCCCAGCAGACATTTGAGAAGCATTTATAATCATTATAAGTTTGTCTGCAAATCCAGATGCTTTAGCTTCCTCCAAGTGTTGAATCATTACATGGTAATCCATTCCCATTGAAGCCGCAACTTTGTGTGGCATAACGATGCCTTTTTCCATCAATTTCATTTGTGCATCAAGTCTATCTTTACGGTTGGAAGTAAATTCCGTTCCCTCAAACTTGAATTCGAATTTATATTTACTTGTTAAAGCATTTATGTTATAATTAAGGAAGTTCTCAAAGTATGGATAGATATAAGTTGAAAGCATTTCATCAACGTTGATTGAAGCGGCTGTTTCGAGTGTATTAGGCTTGTCGCTACCATAAATCAATCGACTGTTAATACCAGATGAAGCACTCAAATTCTTATTATAGGCTTCTTGGATATTGTTCTGATTAACGTCAAACTCAACCATCTTAATATCTTCGAATGGTGCCGCACCAACTGCGATATTCTCGCCAACTCCACTTTTAATGAGTTGTAAGAATGTACCGAGGGTTGTGGGGTCAACCGCGAACATATCCTTTACGTTACCAGATTTATTATCCTTCAACATTGGAATTAAACCAACCATTATTTTAGTTGCCTCAATGATATACTTGCTTTTCTGCAAATTCCTCATCATCGGAGCTAAAACTAAGTCATTAAACATAGGGGACAAAAACGGAACGTTTCCGGCAATATCTGGATTAAACTTAAACGCCCACATACCGTCCTCGTGACCAGTTTGTGTCCAATACATATATGTATCGTCACGATAGCCGAGGTTATTTGCAGGGTTATAGGTGAGTTGTTGTCCACTTGCGATTCTTGACATATAATCTTTAAATACATCTGCATACATGTCAACAGATACAGATGGAATCATAAACCAATACATATTGAAGTCAAATAAGAATCCATATTCAGAACGTCCAGTAATCTTGCAATATTCTCTAGGAAGTTCTTGTAAGATATATTTATTACCTTGATTTCTGAATGAGGTATAATAAGTTTCTTGTCTAAGCATCATCTTCATAGCCTTTTTAAATTCAGCTTTGTAGTCAAACTTACGCAAGAAATCTACGACTATTTTACAATCCTTCTTAAATGCAGGTTTCGTCATTTCTTTAGGGTCGGCATCGCTTGTATAGGTTAAATCAAATGCGGGTATTAAAGAAATATAGTTAAGAGTACGCTTATAAATCATATCGGTATATTCAAAGAACTCACTAAATCCAATTAGACTTGACTCACTATTCTTAGGGTCTTTTAAAGCCTTTGTGATATCTGCTTCTGTAGCCATTAAAGGATTCATGTTAATGTCTTTCATCCTAGAGTTCATTAACTCTGGAGTGAACATTCCATTATACATATAGTTGGAAGATAGACTACGGGCGAACTCCAATGTGCTCCACACTGTATCAGAGGATAGTTCTCCACTCGCTATTTCTTTTTCAATTTGTTCTGACATTTATTTACATTCCTCCTTTCTATAAGAATAATGTGTATTTAAGCATTTCTTCTATATTTTCAAAATCATAATAAGGAATTTCTAACAAAGATATATTCATTTCTTTGAAATAATCTCTCTTTATATTATCGCAATTTTGTTGCGAAAGCAATGATTTTTCTCCTCCAAAGAAGCTAATAGCCTTATAATGTTGGACACCCTGATACTCTATTACTAAATTATAATCTTCTAAATAAAAATCGCAACGTAGAGGTTTTTTATTTTTTAAATTATCAAATGCTTTTTGCTCTTGATATTTTATACCACACTCATCTAAAAAATTCCTTATTCTATCTTCTCCAAGAGACCAACTTGAGCAAGAAGGGCATCCAACTGTACTCCTAGCATTCGGAGAAGTATGAAACTCGTTATTACAAAACGAACATTTCCACCAATATTTTTTAGGCGTTTGATTAAAAACCATATCCGCAGACATTTTATTTTTTAGCGCGTCCCATTCTTCGGCTATATCTGGGCGCATATACATTAGACTATGTTTTGTGCTCAGTTTAATATGCGCACAATAAGGACATCCTATGTCTCCATGTATGTGATTCCATTTCATATCAAAATATTCGTCACAATCTAAACATTTCCACTTCATTTTTAAACTACTTTTTATAAATTTTTTTGAAATCAATTTATATCTTTTATTATTAATTCTACACCAGTTTTTAATGTTTTTAATTGTATATGGGTTAGAAGCGCAAAATGTCTGAGAATTATGTCCGGACGTTAATTGGCTTATCGTAATTCCATAATAATATCCATCAGCGTCTATATATTTCGCCTTATGATTTGTTCCTTTAAACTTTTTATCAAGAATTATATATTTGAGATTATTAATTTCAATATATCTACGAATATTTTGTATAGTATACTTGTTATGTTTAGAAAAAATCCAAGAGCTTTTATTCACCTTAATTGTATTATATGTAGATGTATACAAATATCCATTCATATCAGAATATTCTATAACAATTTCTCGTTTTTGTTTGTAAAATCTTATTAATTTAAAATTTAAAGGCTTTAATAGATTTAATACCATTTCTTCCATGCAATTACCTCCTATGGTAATTTCCTAATATAAAATTAAACAGAAGGCAATTAGGATTTTGCTTTTCGGTTGGCCGACCTATCTGTTTAATATTTAACATATTATAAGAATAAAGTATATTTTAACATTTCTTCAAAATCATCCGATTCATCCCATCCGCCTTCTTCGTGCGTCATTATATACCAACAAACATATTCGATTGCGGAGAATCTGTCTTTGTTCATTCTCTTGATAAGCTTTTTAATTGATAACTTACCATTGTTAAGATGTTCTAATTGTAGATTTGAAACCTCTTCAACCAACAAATCAGTTTGAAGGAATGGAAGAATATTTTCTTCATAATTTTCTTTATCTTTTAAATCATAATCTGCATCTTGTCTTTTTTCTAACAATCTAAGTTTTCCACTTTCAACTATATTGATAAAGTTTACAATCATTTCTGTATTGTTAGTTTGTGCTTTAATTTCATAAACACAAGTTTCTGCATCAGACTTTTCAGGCAATGCATCGCTGTTCATAGTATTTAGGCAAGGTAAAATTTCACCATTATAAGGGTCAATTTGTTCTTTCATCAAAGCGTCTACACAGCCGCTGCCGACCCCGTTGGCATCGACTACGACCACCTTTGCATTATAAAGTTTTTTAATTCTTTTAACTTCAATTGCTTGGGCGTCAAAGTTTAATGCATTAGATATGTTAATTAAATTAATACAATCTAAGTGTAATATTCTACCAGTTTTATTTCTGATTACCTCAATTATGACTATAGAGGTTTGGTTGTTAGTTGTGTCTTGTGAACGAGCAACGTCAACACCTATATAAGTTTCTCGGTCTTTACATTCCAATGTAGCTTTTGTTAGTACTCTAGCTTTGATAATCTTATTAATATCAATAAGTGCGTCAGAAAATGCACCACATTTATACCGAGCCTTTCGGCTAATTTCAAGTTATTCAACTTCGGATTAGACTATATCATATTCCATTTCATTTAAAAATGGAACCTCTGCACTTCGCAATAAGGAATTGCACCTTAAAGCTACTCCATTTCTGGATAGTCGTTAGACCTTCAAGAATATTTCTATTCAAGCTTGGCACAGGATTTGCTATCTAATAAATTATCAATAAGAATTTTTTCAAGGGTTTTGGTTTTAAAATCCCAATAAGGTATTCTGATAAGATTTATGTTGTTGTCTTCACAATAATTATTTTTAATCTTGTCATTTTCTATTTGGTTCGCGAAAGAATCCTCGCCACCAAATATACTCACTGGTCTATAATGTTGTTCTCCGTCAAGTTCTAATAGGCAATATAAATTATTTTCACAATCTAATATAGCGTAATCAAAACTAAGTTTACCTCCATTAAAGCTAGATAAATCATTTGGAGAATATTCCCTTTGATATTTTATACCATATTTTTCTAAAAGAATCATCATATCGTATTCAGATTTAGATATACTTTTTGCACAAATCGTACATCTAAACTGTCTTTTATTAAATTGCTTAAACGTAGCAAAAAATGGTCTTCCACATTCGCATCTAAACTCCATTATATGGCTTTGATTTATATACTCTGTAGATATAACTTCGCATTTTTTATTTTTAGCAATTTCTTTCACGTATTCTAAAGTGTGTTTTATATTTTCTCTTCCGGTATTGCATTCTGTGCATTTATATTTTTTTAATCTAATATTGCCAAGAGATAGATAAATTAAATTATTGCATTGGCATTTTACAGTAAACTTTTTCTCTGCGCTTACGTATCCGCTTATATATTCGCAATTATTTTCTTTTAATTCTTTAATAACATCTTCGAGTGGCTTTCTGTTGTTAAGCGTTCTACGCTCTTTACGGCACGACTCGCAATAATGTTGTTCTCTATGAACAAAATTACAATATTTTGTAAAAAAATCATTTTCTTTGCACAGCTTGCACTTCACATGAATTTTTTCTTTTGGATTGTAAAAATCTTGAAGAAGTTCGCATCCAATTGACTCAACATATTCTTTCACACTTTGATATGATTCATATATTCCTTTTGGCATTCAATCATCATCTCTTATCTATTTTTTATTAAACCTACGCATTTCCCTGTTAGCATATTTACACATTGTCATTTACTACAATTACGCAATTTAATCGCGCTAAATACACACCTTAGATTTCTAAGTTCACAGAGTTTTCGACATACATTACTGTATGAAGGGGCTGATTTTTTAACCCAGACGCTCTCATAGTTGAGAGCAAACTTAACAGGGGACATATTCCTTTTCTTTTCCATAATCTGTTCTTTTGTGCTTCCGCGATTGTACCAGCACGGTAATTGCCAACCCTTAATTTACTACCCTCTGTTTCCAGATATTTACTTTTGGGGACTAGACTATCTCTTCATCTTCAACATTACTTGCTAAGATGTGTGGCACTTCCAAGATAAGAATTTCGCTTGTCTTGTACTGATTTCATAGTCATGCTTTTTATAAGTTTAGACCGTATATCATAGTCGTTGCACCTTCAAAGAAGTTTCCTTCTAAGCTTGGCACAGGATTAACTTCGCCATTACGCATTAAGTCTTCCCCTGTTAGCAGTATTCTAAGAATACCACACCCTGTATTTACAGGTTCACCACATTTTTTACATATATATTTCTATATACGGGAAGCAGTTGGATAATTTACTTCCGATTACAAATTTGCTTTTCAAATTAATCATATCTTTAACCATTAATATACTACGATTAAATTCATCTGATTTTCTAAACCATGAAGTAGTATAAAAATGCACTTGTTGATTTAATTCTAATGGGTCAACTATAGCAAGTTTACCACAAGTTGTTCTGCCAACCTCTACGATTGGAAGTAAAACCTCTTGGAATAATTCGTCATTAAGTTGAGCAGCCTCTTCTATTGATAATCTTTTACGACGGTTTCCGAGGGTATTCCTATGATTGGCTAGTACGTCGATTTTTGCACCATTCCTAAATTTAACCTCGGCATCATTTTTTGAAAATCTACAATCTTTTCTAGATATTTCATTTTCAAAAAATGGATAAAATTTCAATATCTCATTAAATTTATCTTTTAATAACTCGGCGGCATTTTCTTTTGTCTGAGCCGTTAATGCCAATTCTATATTCGGGTATCTAACCGCAAGAATAAACATAGAAATTACCTCACAAAAGGTTTTTCCATACCCCCTTGAGAATACCCCATACATACTGCTATATCTAGTAGTTGCACGAAGGAATACTCGTTGGTCGGCATATAAATTAATTCCGCCTTCTTCTGGTTTGATTAAGTCTAAAAATAAGTCGGGGTTGGTCAGTACCAAACCATCCAACTCGAAAAAGTCATAGCTTTTTGTAATTCTTCATCATATCCAACAGGTATATCTTTTATCTCGTCAAAGGTTTTTAACATTTGGCATCACCGCCTTCCTATAAGAATGGCGCTACTCAAAATTTTCTTCGCCTTCTTCTGTATCTTGTTCGTCATAATTTTCTAAGTCTGCTGGCATTTCTAAAAACTTTAATATTTTTTCTCGGTTTCCCTCTGTGGTATCTCCTTCAAAAATATTATAAGGGTCTCCAGTAGTTTTAATATAACTATCTTTCCTTGTGTCATACTCTTTCCACATATCTTTATATTCAACATCTGGCATACCATTAAGATTTCTTTCATAGTTTACATAATTCCACATCAAGAAATCTATAGCGTCATTAGGTCTAAATTTGAATTGTGGAAGTATTGGAATTATATCAACGGCTTTTTCAGCCATTTTTGTATAGTCTGCAAATGCATTAATACCTTCTGTGAAATCTTCTGCCTTAAACTGACTTGGATTCATCTTAGCATTTGTTGCGGCTTTTGTAGCCATGTCTGATAATTCTTTTGCTCGTTTATCATCGCCATTTTCTAGTGCCATATCAGAAAGTATTGAATATTTAACCCATTGCATAAACATATCTTCGTGAATGTCTGTCATTCCTCTATTAAGTTTTTTATACGATGGTAATAATTTTTTACATTTATTTTCGAATCTACGAAGTTCTGCAATATCATAATTGTTTCCCCATCTATCCCTAAGTCTTTCGGCTTCCTCTTCATCCGATTTCTGCTTCTCTGTACTATATAAGTCAGTAGTAGTTTTAACCTCTTGAAATAAGTCGCTGTCGTGATAATTCTTAGAAATGTTTTGTGGCAATGCAATATTCTTCATATAAATTTGAATAAGTCTTTTCCCATGCTTCTCATAAACTTCATCCGAATTCATTACGCCATCCTTGGCTAACACTTTAAGTGTTTCTTGAACCGAACTGTTAAACACCTCAAATATGAGTGGTTTGTCGATGAAATGGAGCACATCCTTAAATTTATCCATATTAAACCCACCATCATCATTTGTGCCATGAATCTGTATGCAGTTTTTACACATACACACACGAGTATTCCTTGCAAATAACTTTGATGTGGATTTATAAAACTTATCTGCCAATTCCTGTTCAGTGGCTACTGCCGTTGGACAAGACGAGCAGAAGTGGATAGCACCTACGGTTGTTACCATTGGTGGTCTACCGCGTTTCTTAGTTGTTTGTTCCATATATATCATCCTTTTTCTCGTCAAAAAGAAAAGAGGTTGACAAGCAACCTCTTAGTTAAATACTATGTCGTACGAACATAAAAGTCCGTTTTTATCAATTACAGAAACCAACTGTTCTGGATGGCCATAAATTCGTTTTGTCACACAATATGAGTCAACTCCTTGAAAACTTCCAGACATAATAGTCTTAATACCATTTTTAGAATCAATGGCATTATGATGCATATGACCAGCTAAAATAGCATATACTTTTTCATCAACTAGGTTTTGAAGTATTAGAGTTGAAGAATTTATATTACTTTCGTAATCTCCATGCACGCCTACCAGATTCAATCCATATACAGTAAACATATACATTGTTGGGTCAATCTTTTTATGAAAATCAAATACGATGTTTTTAACATTGCTAAGCTTGGCTTTGCAATACCATCCAATCAAATCATCTAATCTTTCATTATGTAATGCATCGTCTTTTTTATCTACTCTTGAATGATTCCCAGCAACATCCACATAATATACATTATTGAAATGTTGACTAAGTTCGTATAAGAAATTAGATATAAGTTCGGATGCTTTAACTACTTGTTCAATTGAGTTTTCTTTATTCGTTATCTGTGCGGAAAGATGAATATTTCCTGAAATTGAATCTCCGTTGTTCCACATAACGCAATCTTCTGAGTTATGCGTTTTTTGAATAGCAATAACTCTATCTAAATATTCTTCCAATCTATCTTGTGCAATTTCTGAATTATATTCTCCCCAAGCATTTTGAAATGTTGCTCCAATATGTAAATCGTTTAGCGATACAAGTAATGTATTGCTTGACACAATTGGCTCTTTGGAAGTATAATCAAATTCTACGCTAGATTCTTTAATAGCTCGTTCAACAATCTCGTTTAACTCTTCTTGTCTTGCACGTTCACGCAATAGTTTATTTAATGCGTTACGTTGGTCGAACATCTTATATTTCTCTTTTTGAATTTCTTGTTTCTTTAATTCTAATTCTGCAAAATATGATTCTTCGTCAACAACTTTTGGTGGTTGATTATTGTAAAGTTCAATCATTTTTGACGCACCATAAAACATACGTCTTGAACTTTCAGAAGAGTATTCTTCATCAAAACATAGTTTAGACCATTCAGCATAATCAAGGTCTGTAACTTTATTTTGTTTATCTTCTGTTATGCGTTTCGCATATTCAAAATCACTTTCGTCTTTTCTTCTCTCAATCAATTTTAATCCATCCTTTTAATCGTCATGTGCTTATTGATAGTTACACATTAGCGCCACACATAGGACTCGAACCTACAGTGCCTTACAGCATCACTAGCTTTCAAGACTAGCTCCTTACCAATTAGGGTAATGTGGCAAAGCGAAGTTGATAGGACTTGAACCTACACACCGAAAACGACTACTGGCAGTTTAGCAAACTGCTCCCTTACCATTAGGGTTACAACTTCAAAGTGCGTCCTCTAAGAATCGAACTTAGCCATCCGAAGAAAGGGATTTACAGTCCCCCGAGTTTCCCAGCTCTCGTCAAAACGCATAATTGTCAGTAGCTTTCGCTATTCTAGGGCACTGACAAGACCCAGCTCGGTTTAGTAGCTTCCGGCAAGCTCAGATGAACCGCGTACGATATCATTCTATTCTACAAATGTATATTATTCTAAGCCATATACTGGCTCATTTTAACGTTCCCTACTTAATGGCAAGGGGTTTCCAATTTAAAAGGTGTTTTTTATTACGATAAATACTGTTGGCTCAACACCCAAACCAACGTGAAATCCTCAATTTACACTTGGTATCACTCACGTAAATTTCATCGGATAGCCCATTTTGGTTGGATGGGGATAACCGCTTTTAAGGTAAGTTATTTCAAATTAAAAATACCGTTAGAAGCAAAAGATTTATTAATTTCTTCAATAGTTTTGCAATGCTCGCATTTTTGTATTAACTCTATTTCGCAACCCTTTGGGATGATTATAAATTCTTTGTCTGGAAACGTTTCGCGATTCATACACATAAGCTTTCCGAAAATCTCAGGAGATACGCTGTTGTTTCCAATTGGAATAGTAACGATATATGTTTCTTTTTGCAAAGATAAACCTTCTTTCAATTTTAAACTAATCTAATAAATCTGCCAACTGAGCTGTTTTGCTTCTTTCAGTAATTTGAAGATTCACACATCCAAACAACTCATTACCTTTTAAATTATCTATCGTTTGTTTAAGTCCATTGTTTCTTTCAAACAAAGGGTCGTCAATCTGCTTGAAGTCTCCATTCATCCATAATACACTACCTTCTGCCAATCTACTTATCAGTAGTTGAATATGTTCTTTTGTCATATTCTCGGCTTCTGTAACATATATGATTGAATTTTTAATATCTCTACCACGCATAAATCCAAGGTGTTGCATATCTATTTTACCTTGTTTGATTAAATATTCAAGACCGTCTACACCGCCTACGTGGTCTGCGAAAGGCATGATGTAGGGTAAAATTTTGTCCTCTAATGTGCCGGGTAGGTAGCCGATTGGTTTACTATTCTTAACTTCAACGTTATTCCTTACAAATACAATCTTATCATATAATCCCTTTTGAACCATATTTAAAGCATGAGTACTCATAATACAATCTTTACCGCTACCAAACTTTCCGAAGATAACTTTAACCGTAGATGTTTTATCCTGAATTAAATCAAATGCTAATTCTTGTTGATAATTTCTAGGTTTAAATTTACCACTATACATATTATCAACTTGTTTATATGAAACTTTAGAAAATCCAGTTGTTTCATTCCATTTTAACTTGTCAACAATTTCATCTGCATCATTTCTGATAACAAGATATTCTTTGTCAAGAAGTTCAAATTTATTTTCCATGTTTGTATAAAAGTCAGCCATATCTTCTTCTGACATAGTAACTTCTTTATATCCATTATAAGTTTCTTTGAATTTTTCAACAATTTGAACGCATTCAATCCCAATAGATTCTGCTTTCAATTTCAAATTTAAATCGAATGTAAGAAATTTTACATCTGAATCTTTTGCTATACAATCTACGGCAAATCCTAGAATCTTATTGTCCAACTTAGTATTTTGTAAATAGTCTGGTAATACATATTCAGAAGTCAAAATATATTCGACATTCTTAGCTTGCGATAAAACTCTCATTGAGTTTCTTGCTTTAAATGCTTTCTCTTGACTATCGCTCATCTTATGATTATCTAATTCCTCAACAACAAATATTGGGATGTAAACTTTATCATATTCTGAAATGTCGTGATTTTGCATTAAAACATTAGTATCTATAATAACTTTTGTCATATAGTATTCTTCTTTCGCATGTGTGTGCAAGTTGATTGGTCTATTTATTTTTTCTTGCCTCGATAATTGTTCTTTATAATCGGTAATCCAGTTCCAGAAACCTCAACACCGTTTTCATCCGTAATCTTAAAAAACTTATGCATCTGCGACAAATACATTTTATACTTATCTGCCCTAATCGCATACCGTTTTGCATTTTTCCTACCCTTAACATTGCAAGTATATGCACAATCACCCTTTTCATCTCTGCAAAGTTGTTTGTCTCCCAATACTTTCCTTATTCTTGACATCTCATCGCTATTTACAACTACCATTCCGCAATCATCCTTTTCCTCAGAAACACTATTGTATCAAGCCATCAAACAACTTGACTAAGTTATATCTGTAATTTACTTGTAATAATTTAGATTCCACAACAACGCCATTGTATTCAATAACGTCTTTCTCGTTAATCGACTTTTTATCTGACTCGTTTAAGAATCGCATAAATTCATCAATAGACAAAAAATAAGTATTCTTAGTTGTTCTAAAATCTAACATGAAACCACTATGTGTATTATTATATTTACCAGAACGATTCAATCCATCAATCTGATTGAGTTTAATCATTTTACTCTTCTCGGATTTCTCACGTTGAATTGACATACTACTTTGTTCTGTTGACTTTAATTCTAATGTGAATAAGTTACTCTTGTAAAATATAAAGCAATCATATTCATTTGACAAACTAAATCTAGTCTTGCTAGAATCTTGCCCAAAACTTGATGCAGGGTCTTTGAGGCGGTAATAATACATAGTTTTTTCATCCACTGACTTTTTTAAAGCTTCTTCAAAAACTTTGCCACTATTCTTCACTTCTTCTTACCTTTATCTTCGAATTCTTCTTCATCGTCCCAAAACTCTTCTTCTTCATACTCGCCAGATGTATCTTGGAATCCTACTGCAAAAGTGTCAATTTCTGCTTCGCCTTCCATCTCTTGGCTAATAATATAAATATCTTTATTAATCTTAGTCACATACTTTGACAAGTTTGCATTAACAACTTGTATAAACATATCCAGCAATTCAAAAACATATCTTCCTGTGAGTATCCCCACAACAAATGCCACTACTATGTTCATCGAGAATACCTCGCATATTCGTTAGTTAGTTTATCCAACAGCAAAACCCCAATTAAGGGGTTAGTGTTGGTATTGAAAGGAGGGAGAGAGTTATTTATTTACGCTAGCTTTAAACTCAGCCGATGCTTTAAACTTCGGTGCTTTAGAAGCCGCGATAGAAAGTGGTTCACCAGTTTGTGGATTACGTCCTTCACGTGCCGCTCTTTCAGCAACATCAAATGAGCCAAATCCTACAAGTTGTACTTTCTCACCACTAGATACTGTCTCTTTAATTACGTCCAAGATTGCTGTCAATACTGCGTCAACATCGTCTTGTTTAAATCCTGATTGTACTGCTACTGCTTTTTTTAATTCTGCTCTGTTCATTATAATTCTCCGTTTAATCGTCATTTAGTTGGTTGATAGTTCCATATGAAATTTTAATAAAAATGTGGTGGATGAACACTAATCCTTTAATATATAATTTATTGGCTAACTGCCATGGTTATGTATCCACCACTCTTTTTGATTGCAGAAGAGGGAGTCGAACCCTCACGACTAAATAGTCCTACATTTCTGCCATTAATGAGATGGTACTGCGCTATACCCCTCAATCAACTATATAGCGAGAAAAATATTTTTAAAGAATGTTATACAATTCCAGCTTTCTTTAACATTTCTTCCAATCTTTTCTGTTTTGCATTAGTATTTACGCATGATTTACACGTTCCATATAATCCATCTTTACTTTCTTTGCGAGGGCTAAACTCTTCTGTTGATTTTTCTTCTCCGCATTTATTACAAATCTTCAATGGTTTTTTCATTTCGCACTCTGAACAATATTTATTCTGTCTAATTTCAGAAATAAGTATATTACATCCGCAACCATCACATTTTTTATATTCGCCTTTTTCTAAAAATGTCTTAATATAGTTTTCATTGTCTAATTGATATTCGTAGATAATTCTATCAACAATTTCGCCAATCCTATTGATGGCAGTTGTTACCGAGCAATCCATTTCAACGCTCATTGCTGTCATAGTAAAGTTTTTCTGCATCATGTTAATCATCTCAAGTTTATCTTCTTCAAACTTACAAGATTTGACATATCTATATAAATCAATTATCAACGAATCTCTAAAATCATTATATGTGGAACTTACAGACATTCCTAGTAACGCTTTAACTTGTTGCGGATTGTTGAAATCAAATTCAGTCCAGTCAATTTGACATGAATCTGACATTACTTGCTTTAGATATATCGGGCGCTTAATCATTGTATATAAATCAAGTTGGTCGGTATATAATAAGTTTCTAATACTTCTATACTTTCTTATCTTTGAACTAATTTCAGACTTTTCAAAATCGCTTAATTCTTCATTATTTTCAAGAATTTCTTTTAATTTTTTAATTTTTTTCGTTAAAGTGTTAATTAATATTTCATACTCAATTATAGGTTCTAATTCTTCATCCAACTGCCATCCACAAGGTAATGCATCCAACCTCTTACTCTTTTTAAAGTTAGGTTGCTTTCTAACTAGGAAATCTATAACCTCTATCTCTTCAAGCGAGTCATTCAGAAACTCGGATATAGGCTTCTCTTTGTTAAGAACCTTCTTAAACTGTGACTCTGTATAGAAATTATATACAACCTTCTTATCGATTCTTTCTGCGTCTGGGGCGTATAGAATATAATTAGCGAATCTTTGCATCTGTACGAAAAATGTTTCTTCTTCGCTAAGATTACTAGAAGTTGTAAGGCTGACATTTACAATTGGTATTCCGTTAACATCCATTGTCAAAGCTTCTTGAATAAAGTCATTAACTATCTCAAACTTACCATATTCGTTTTCTACTTTCTGCTTAACCAACAACTCTTCAACAAGTTTGATGCGGTCTTGTTGTTTGAGGTGGTTATCAAGTTTATTAATATACCCTTGTAAGCTCTCTCCATCAAACTCGATTGTCTTCTTATTCTTTCTAAACTTTTTCCCCATTGTATTCTCCTAAGAATTTTAAGTATTTTCCCCAGCAACCAATCGAATGTATATATTCTTTAATCGGTAATCTAGCGAGTTTGCGTTTTCTGTCAAAGTCTAATCTATGCTTGGATTCAAACTGCGAATATATTTCTTTAAACTTTCTCATGGGAATATTTTCCGTCAATTGCTTGTATGGCAACAAGTCTTTGTCGGGAATAGTATATGTTGTATCCCAGTCTAGATTCTTTTCATCAAACGGTTGGATCTTAGCACCGCTAATCTTAGCTGACATTTCCTTGCAAACCAAGTCAATATCATCTGGGTTGAAGTAGATAAATACTTCTGCATCATTCTCTTCAACGTAGCACTTCAACCCTTGCTCAATAAGCGACTCTGATATGTTATGACCAGATTTAAGTGATGGGATATATGCAACAAGTGTTTGTCTGCATACACTGTGATTGGGCATTGATGAAATATATCCGAAATAGTAAATCTGCTTACCCTTGGAACACTCTATATACAAGTCATCAATGGTGTAATCTATCTCACCTTGTTTGTTGCGGTAGAAATCGTTAGAGTTGACATCATGGGCAACCTTAACTCTATACTTGCCAACAATACGTTTGTCTGTTAATAATATATTTTCTGAAATTGTACTCACGCTCCTTTAATTTTGGTTGATAGTATTGCGCTACCATCAACTGTTAATATTATTATATCATAAATTGTTCTGCGTGTCAAGTGTTTTTATAATATATTTTATATATTTCGCCAACTTGGTGAATTGGTGGTTAAGGGTGGAAGTTTATATGGGTAAATTTAGGCTGTAATTTATACATATCATAGGGTTATGGGTAATTTATGAGAATTAACTTCTTATTAATCTTTATATATATTATTATATATATTATTAATTAATATATAAAGACATTAAAGATAAAAGATTAAGACATTCAAATATTTGCGTACGCAAATATTTGTAACTACAAAGCTACGCTTTGTAGTTTAATTAAATAATATATATTAAAGATTATATATAATATATATCGGTATTAATTATATAATACTTAATAGTAAATATATACAAATATTATATATAATTATATTAAATCTTTAGTAATTATTTATCTTGACATAGGGGAATAATTATGCTATAATAAGATATAAAGATATGGGTATTGCGCTATCTATGTCTACATATTTGACTATATGACACTAGCTTGTCAAAGAACAACACATTGAATTGTGCGGAGGCTTTAACTATGATTACAGAGAAATTTAGAGAAGTTAATATTGATTTTGTTGCATACTTGCAATTAATCGGTATTGAATATTCAGAAATTATTAAAGATTCTAAAAATAATCCATGCTTTATTTACGATGACGATTTTAGTAAATTATTGGGAATTAGGAGAAAGTTCTTATACGAAGATGTCACTCTGAATATGTTGGATTTTAAAAATAAACGTAAAGAATTAATAATTTTAGTCAAGAGATTGTAGAATTATCAAATACGAAGGGGTACGCATATAATATGGCGTATGTATGAATTATGGCAGAAATTGTATTTAAGAATAAGAATTATATACTATATGACGATGATAGTATCGTGTTGATCGAAACAGGAGAAATGTTTTCTAAGGATGAATTTTTAGACCCATTCAAAGTAGCGTATGAATTAGTTGACACGTATAATGATTACTGTAAAAGGTTGAAGGTTGACAGAAGATTAGAATACAAACGCAATAAAGTATATAGTGGGGTGGTCTATAATCCTGTGAAAAGGTACTATTTCACAAAAACAATTACAACTAAGGCAGATTACTTTGAGGAGATTCTTGAAAATTCAGAGTATGCAGGATTTTTCTATATGCTAGCTAGGCACGTAGATTTCCCTAAGAATGCAGTTGTCATCAATAAGCAGTATCCAACGAATAAGGAGTTGCAGGATAAGTATAAAATAGGCGAGAAGAAGTTGGCTAAAATATTCGGCGAATTAATAAGGGTTGGTGCAATTAAGAGAATCTATACAGGGGAGCGACCTCAGACTTATATCAATCCATATATTTATAATAGGGGCAATACGGATATCGCAACTATAAAAATGTTTAAGGATACTGTATTCGCGACTAAGCATGATAGGAATTTCTAGGGGAGTATAAGTGGAGTTGTTAGACTAAGGTTTATCATCTCCCATCTATCAAAAGGGACTTTGGTGGCTACCGCCACTATACCCAATATAATAAGAAGCGTTTTTAGAAAATAGTAACCTCAACACCTTATATAATATGGGTTAGAGGGTATTTTAACCCACCGCACTTTCTGACGTTCCGCCTACGCAGTTTCTGCGGGGGGTATATAATAATCATTAAACTTACAAAATAGGAGAAAAGATGAGCGATAAAATTAAATGTATTAGAGATTTAAATTTACCATATAACATTAGTTCGGCATATTTACAACTATGCACTTTGACATTATATCCAAGTAACGCAGTATCTTTAAACGGACAGAAGATATCAATAAAGCAAGCGAGTGAAGTATTGGGAATAAGTACAAGGATGTTATCAGACCATATAAGCACACTTGCAACATATGGACTAATTGCAATAGAAAAAGATGAGCAAAGAAAATTCGTATATATAAATCCATATTATAACTCAACATCAGAACAAATAGGCAAAGTAGAACAGACGACGCTCGATATGTTTATGAGTTGCGATGGAGATAAAACTTTAATTAAATTAAAGGAGAATGAAGATGAATGAAATAAAACTAAAAGAGTTAGGCGTTGGGTTCGTATTTGCAAACTATAAAGACGCTTGTAATTTATTAGAGGAGGATTCTAAATGTGGCAAAGGAAAAGTATATCAGTTAAAAAATTGGAAAAGATATTTCAAATGGGATAGAGTGAAGGGTAAATATCAATTTGTAATAACAGAGATATTCGATATTCCTACAGAAAAGAAAATCAGAAAGTATAAATTAGATTACAAACAGTTTATAATATCAGAAGAGGATGAAAATAAAAATGGAGTTTATATTATAAGACTATATAACGATGTATATATTGGCTCTACTACGGTAGGATTTAGGAATAGGTTTGTGGCACACAGACATCATTCAAAAAATAACCTTTCTGCGGATACAAAATCAATGGTTAGAAGCGATGATGGGACTTTTGATTGGTTGTGGATAGCTAATGAAAGCGAAGGTGAATACGAGATAAGAGAAAAAGAAGCAGAATATATAAATTACTATATCAAAAATACAACTTATAGTGTTTGTAATACAGCATCTCCGAATATAAAAATAGGCGGCAATGGCAAGAGTTTTAAAATAATAAATCAAAACAAAAGTATAAAAATAAAAGAATCTGATTATAAAAAAGCTATTGAATTATTAACAACTAATGGAATTGAATCAATCGAATAACCAATTAACCAACCTCGACTCGCTTATGCGGGTCTTTTTTAATGCCTTGAGTATAAGATTAATAAACCGAGTTTAAGTTTGCTAACCTAGATATAATAGTGGTATATACCACCCAATTAAATATTCTTATTGTGATAATAAATTCTTATCGTGATAAATAATTCTTATTACATCATACAAACTAGATTGGGTTTGAATTACATCGTGTTTTCCCCACCATCCCCTCAACCCTAGTATTCACCTAATATTCAGTCTACTCCCCTACCCTTATCCTATTCCCAATCCTCTCCCCTAGTATCCCACTGTTCCACCCTATCCACATATTCACT